TATTTTAACATAGGCACTTCTCCAGAATTTTGTCACTGGGTCATTAACGTCATATTTATTTCCAGCCTTTTGAACCCCACCAGTAGTAGAGTTCTTCGTATCATGAAACTCGAATTTTCCGTTACCAGCTTCAGGGAAACCTACACTTGTCATCCATTTTTTTAATGTTAATGCTCTGTTTTTAGCAAGAGAGTTGTTCCTAATTGTATTAACTTTTTCACTTTTGTTATTACCCTGTGTTGATGCATGACCATAGAATGTTATGTTAGTTATTTTATGAGTACCTTTACTAACACCCTCTTTAACCTGTTTTATTAGATTTACTTTATCTTCATTGTATAGCTTATCGTTTTCAGATGTACCTTTTAATGGCTCTTTTACACCTTCAAGCGCCGTATACATATCAGCAAGACTTACAATAGTGTCATTATTTTTATCTATATCAATTTTGAATTGCCCACTTATATGCTTACAATTATATATACCAACACTGTTGTATTGAGAACTACTAGTATCAAGATAGTTTTCCTTAATTAGCCAAGTAGTCCCGCTACTACCATTAAGCTGCTGATTAGCAGTATCATTGTCAACCCTATAATACCAACGTTTTCTATACCACTCAAACGGTCTTGAATTGATATTTTTACCTTGCGCTGCACCAAGAGATAATGCTGTAGAACCAATCTGTTTAGCTAGTGTTGGACTACCAAAAGGTGGCTCACCACCATCGTAATAAGCGTTTATTTTTTCTGACTCACCATTTTCATCTGTTAAATACTGTGCTTTTCTCTCTGTTGTCTGTGTATCAGCATAAGTACCTCTTATTGTTTCATAGTTAGCTTTAAGAGGCTTTTCTGCTACTGATATACCATTTTCTCGCATCTCGTAGCCACCATATCCAGTTTTACCATAAACAAAGACTTTATGGTTCATATCAACCATAAAATCATCTGCGTTCTTGGTTATTTCATTAACCCTTTTCTGAGTACCTATACCATTCAATAGATAGTGTATTGGATTTACAATACCACCATCATCTTTACCACTATAGTTGTTAGGATAAAACACAAAACAATATATTGTCTTCTTAGCTGGTTCAGCCTCATCTGGCTTTGGTGGATTAGGCTGTGGAACATTATCCTTCTGTATATCTGGTTTTACTTCAGGTTTTACATCTCTAGACCAATACTGTTGTGGCTTTGCTGTAAGCATATCACACCCAGCAAAGAATCTCAAAAGAGTCTGCTCCTGGTTGTTTATTTCATCAACACCGCCAGAATTACCTGGCATTAGTTGTCTTCCATTATTTTTTAAGTCACCTCTTGGGGCATCGTGCCCAGTCCAATAGTCAAGTATTGCTGGGTGGTCAATCACCAACGTAAAAGAAAGATTACCTCTTCTTTCTGTGTTTGTATATGTGTAGATGTTTTCACCACGCCCAATGAACTCATTTGAATTCCATTTTACACTTACACTCTCATTGAACTGAATATCATATGGTGGAAACCACATTATACGACCACCAAGCGGCCCTCTTTGTTCTGGTGACAGCCCATAAGGTTCAAATTCAGATTTCTTGGCTTTATCGTCACGCCACGCAAGGTTTTCAATTGAAAACATACACCTTTTCGTAGACACAGACTTTTCCTCCTTACCCTCAAAATAATCTTTGAGCTTGGCTGTAGGTGCAATATTTACAAAATTATTATTATAATTAAGAGTTCCGTGTGTGTCTAGCCTATTGCTACCACTTCCAATTTTATAATTCTTACTACCATGTGTGCGGAATGAAACGTTACCATATTCGCCAGATTGTGCGTTTTCAAGCTGTTCAGCAGTGCCAATCATACCACCACCAAATGGTCTAATTGCATCAATCATCCTATGATACTGATGATGGTAAGTCCAAACTCTACAATATGGATTATTATATCCATTTTCCCTACTTGGACTAACTTTCAATAAGTTTCTACCATGAGACATACCATATTTGTCAGTAACGGCTGTTTGGGTAGGATTGTTTAATCTTCTTGAATCATCGCTGTTTGTATGAAATCTTGCAACAAGAGTGTTATAAGCGCCACTATTGAAATTCTCGTTTGTTTTCTTTATGAGGTCACATGTTGACAGATTCTGGAAACTGCTAGAATACTGTCCACTTGCAGTACCAGCATTTGATTCTGCACTATTAATAACCATGTTATTAGTGACACCATCATTCGATTCAGCGTAAAAATATCCAGTTTTGCTATATATCGTATCATTTGGAACAAAATCTGGCATCCACCTTCCAAGAAGATTCACATGGTCTGTGTAAGGGTCAGCAAACTTAACAGTTGGTCTTTCCTTATAGAATGTGAATTTAGGACACCAATATTCATTACCACTACCATACATGATACTACTGATTGTAGTACCTTGTTGATAGTTTCTCCTTACATGGTCAAATATATAAAGATAGTCTTTACCAAGTAAACTAACTGGTTGCCTTCCAAGGGCTTGTACAAGCAAAGTAATATCCTCATAGGAATTAGTCATTCCTATTGTTCTTGATATAAAATCGCTATTACTCAATAAATCACTAGCAGCGTGTTTCAGTATATCACCAGTGTTTTTGAGCATATCCCTTGCGTTCTTAGTAGAAATTGCCATATAGAAAATATACTTTCTTTTTCTTTTATTTAAATATTAAGTTGTTGTTTTCATTTTACCATACAATGATGTTGGCATAAATGCTCCACTTACATAAGCCGTATCGTTAACTGCCTTAAGGTTAAACTGATTTGTAAAATATTCAGACACCTTCTGAGCAATGATATCATATGCTCTGCTGTCAAGTTCACGAGTGTTTCCACCACCCATATCAATTCTTATAGTACCACCAACATTAACTTTTATTGCATCAACTGTAACTTTATTATTTCCAACATTAGAAGTAGATGTGTTCTGTGGAACATAGATATATTCTTTCTGTCCTACAGGCATTGCCTGAATATTATCAGTAAACATCTTCTGCTGCTTTTCATTAAGGACAATCTCACCCTTCTTAAGCCATGTTAATATATCCTCACCTTCTGGTTTTGTAACCCTACCTACTGAACCCCCAGAAGAGTGTTTCTCTGTTGAATTATTACTTACTGTCATGATAGTATCTCCAGCATTGGTTATGTTACCACCAACAGCACCTCCAACAGAGTGCTTCTCAGTTGTAAGATTCATAATGCTACTACCAAGATTAGTAACGTTACCTCCTATAGTGCCACCTGTTGAATGAGATTCTGTTGACATGTTCATAATAGTATCTCCAGCATTGGTTATATTACCACCAACAGCTCCTCCAACAGAGTGTTTCTCTGTTGAATTATTACTTACTGAGAAGCCAAAAAATTCTTTTCCTTTATTAATGGCTGCTTTAGCAACATTTTTGGTAGTACCCCAAGGGTCGTTTACAAATTTTATAAACCCATCAGCAGCTCGTTCAAAAAGCCCTATTATTTTTTTCGATTTATCAGAAACAAATTTCGAAATTTCGTCCCAATATCTAATAACCCCAATAACTGGGAAAATAATAGACATCGTATCTCCAAGCCACCCATCCCAAGCGGTTTTAAACCAAGACGAAATAGAATCCCATGCTTTAGATACAGCTCCAGTAATATCATCCCAATGTTCTCCAACAAATCTGCCAGCAAAATCTCCAAGGAATCCACCAATAGCAGCACCTATTGGCCCCCCTACAACAGCGCCTAAAGCTGTACCTACAGCAGTTCCAATACCAGCACCTCTATCTGCTGTATTGTCTGCTGTAATTGCATTATAAGCTCCTAGTCCAACACCTAACGCTGCACTACCACCAACTAATGCTTTACCAGTTCCACTTAGCCTTCCAAATGCTCTAAATGGTGCTTTTACTGCTGACATAAAACGTCCACGTCCACCACCCATTGGATGCCTTAAATAATTGTAATCATATCTAGCTTCGCTCATACCTTTTGATGCTGACCAAATATTACTACCAATATTTTTAATGCCGTTAAACATCTTACTAGAAGCGGCCTGTCCTATCGTTTGGGCTGGGGCTTTACCAACGCTTGCAAGACTAATACCACCTATGTATTTAGCTGCCTTTATCGCAAGTATTGCAGCCAACGTAAGTTTCCAGTGTTGTGTGACAAACTGCATAAACTTTATAAGTCCAGAGCCTAATGTCTTTATTACAGGTGACAAGACTTTTAACGTGTTGTACGCTTCACGAACTGACTTACCCATATCTTTCGCCAATGGTTCTAATTTCTGTTTAGCCCAAGCTCCATAATCCTTAATATCTTTGGTAATTCCTGGTAATAAGCCATTTAAAAAGCCAGAGAACATTGCTGATATTGATGCAGAAATGCCAGATAGCTGTTCGTTTATTGAAGTAAGTGTCTGAGCGTTTTGCTCCATTATATCTTTCTCAGACATGTTATCATACTTCATCATTTCATCAAGCAACTTTTTCATTTCCTCACCACTCTTGCTAACAGCCCCAAGGTCAATAGTTTCGTTATTGGCTGTCGTGAGTGAAACTTTTCCATCTTTTACATCAGATTTGTTGATTAGGAAATCCATCTGTTCCTGAGATAGACCCATGTTTCTCAATCTTGGGCTTATGTTTTGCTCTTTGTATTGGTTTGCAGCTGTTCTTTTGGCAATGTTAACTGCTTCGGTTGGGTCAATTCCAAGACCCTTTCCTATATTTCTTGCCATTTCTTGAGCAAATCCATTGAGATGCGCAACACCTTTTGTAGGGTCAAATTTAGCAAGACCACTAAGCATTTGAGGTATTCTCTTCTGCAAAGCTTCTGGGTCATAGTTTGCCTCATACATCATATCTAATGGGTTACCACCAATAGCGCCAGCAGCGCCACCAAGCATAGACAATTGAGCAGAACTCTCTATTGCGCTTTCAAAATCCATGAACTTATTGGCAACAGAATCTATTGTTTGAAGATTCATGCCAATCTTTTCAGCCTGCATTGCCATTCTCGTCAAGCCATCGATACCAGTACGGAATGAAAGTTTATTTGCAAGATTTAAGTTATTAGCGATTTTTTCACTAATCTTCTGGGCATTTAAACCACTCTTAGATGCAAGGGTGTATGCTTTTGAAACAGCACCTGTAACAGACTGTAAGCTACCGCCCATACCATTCATCATTTCATCAGTAAACTTACTTACTGTTGATGAACCTACCAGCTTATTAATTTGCAAGAATTGTTCAGCCTGAGCATCATTAAGCATTAACTGCCTACTAGTTGCAACTGATATGTTCTTCTGAAGCTCTATTACCTGTTCAGCAGCAACGCCATATTTTGCAGCAAGATTTTCAGTTCTTTCTGTCAATACTTCAGTATATGCCTGTGCTTCCTTCGCAGACATACCCATTTCACGAGCAAATGCAATACCTTCTTGGTGAAATTTGACAGCAGTATTAAAGCCACTCTTCAACAATGTTAAAAGTGACCCAAATCCAGCGTTAGCTGCTCCACCTAATATCTTTAGAAACTCCAAGAAAAAAATTTGACCCATATATTATAATGTTCTTTTTCAAAGATAAATACTATTTTTATAGTTTTTTAACTAATATAATTTTGTTATTTGATTTTTTTCTAGTAATTTTGCAGCAAAAATATAAATTATGAGATTTTTTAAAGAATTTTACGGTTTTATTTTCGAGTTTGGCTCGTGGGGGGAATATTTTAAGTTTATACTTGCAAGACTTCTTGGGGCAATTGCAGCAATAGCTGTGATAATATTGATATTGTTGTATTTTTCTTATTGTTACTAATGATATGATACCAAACTACAGAATGATGATAGGGTTGTTTTACGAGTATAACAACAAATATTTTGGTGGCATATTACCAGACCCAACACTAAAAATAAGACATTCATACAGAATACTTGGGTATTTCTCATGTGATGTTAATTACGATGGGACTATATTTAACGAATGTATTGAACTTAGTGACAATTATGACTACACAGAAAGCCAAATAAGAGACATACTAGTTCATGAAATGATTCATTACTATCTTGCATATTTTGGAATAGATATAAAATGTAAGCATGGTTATGAATTTATGAAAAAGGCTTCTGAAATGAATTCAAAATATGGTATGAATATAACACCAACAATAGATTTGACTGGATATAACATTAAAAAAGGAAAATCTAAACTAATATTCACTCTTTCTACGCTATTTTGATATTTATATGTGTAATTAAACACAACTATGGATAGATATTTAGCCATTATAAGAGAAGAAATAACAAAATTTATAATAAAAGAAGGAATTGAAATTCTTGGAAACCATGCAAATGTTCTAAATCAATTACTACCACATATAAGTACTATGAAAAGTACTGATACAAACGGAAAGGAACAACCAGAACTTGAAGGTTTTCTTACTAGACTTACTGTTTATATAAGACAAATAATAGCAGCAGTACAAAGGTGTGTTCAGAAAAATGTCTTAACTGAAGACTTAAGCCAATATGGAATTAATGTGCCACGTGAACTAGATGCCGTTAATCCAGCCGCATGGTGGAATAATTTTAAACAAGGATATAACAATACTGGATATTTCATGAATTCTATGAGGGGGTATGGAAATTACGCAAAGTACCAAAATAGAAATCAAATTAAAAACAATGGTGCTATTGATACTTCAGTACCGCTTTCAAAGTTGTTAGAACAATATGATACTTTTAAACAAGATTATAACAATATTGACAATAAATTTAGAATTTCATCTACTTTAGGAAGCGCACCAGGAAGTGCAATAAGAGAAATTGGTACTTTAAAAAATGACTTTGTTGCGCTTGTAGGTGGACAACAGCAACAGCCTAATCAAGGAGCTGGTAATCAGCAGCAACAGAACCCACAAAATGGTGGTAATAGTCAACATAACCAGCAACAAACACAGCATCCAGTAAATCAGACTAGTCAAGTAACTAGTAATCAAAACCAGTTAATAAGTCAACCAGCATATACCACCACAACAACTCAAAATTATAACTATCCAACATATACCACAACTCAAAATTATAGTTCTTCCGAAAGTAAACCACAACAGCCTGTAACACAACCACAGCAAACAGCAGCTAATTATTCTGCATATGCTCAAAAATTAAAAAGCATAGACCCAAATGGTGATAAATTTGCTGCAATTGTTGAAAAGTTAGAACAAAATGATACAGTACAAGGAAATCAAGTTTCATACAGGGGAAATAGTAATGAAGCTACTAAATGTGTACCATTAATTCAAACAATTGGAAATTTTACAGAAATGATTATTAACGACATTGAAAGTAATAATATTAATATGCTTCGTGAACATATGCTTTCAAATAATATTGATTATTCTTATAGTACTATAGATAGAACTTATAACAATTATAGCCAACAATATAAAATTTTAAGGGATAGTACAATACGCAAAACTATGAATACGCTTCAAAATTTATACATACAGATAAAAAATGGTGGCAAGAATTAACAAAATTCAAGAACTCAAATGCCAAATAAGCAAAAAAATCTAAGAGATGTTAAAAGGCAAAATGGTAGAAGATAAAAAGAAATGCACTAGGACTGTCCTAGTGCATTTTTATTTTATTCAAATATGTCATCACCAGTAACCCCCTGGCTCATATTGGTATACATACTTATATCAGTAGAAGAACTTGAATTATTCATTGCATTTTCTCTGGCTGTCATATATTCATTGTACTTGTGTATATAGTATTTTCTATCACGTATTGGCATCCTATCCAATACATCAAAAGGAATCTTTATGAACATATGACAAGCGAATAGTTCTTCTTTAAGATTCTGTTCATAGGTCGGGTATATTGAGGAAAACAGAATCGTCCCAGTTAAGAAAGGTTTTGAATGAGCCACCTCCCAGACTCTCAGGGCGTTGTACTTCAATATCAAAGTTAATTCCAGGTCTGTTCTTCTCTATATACTTTCTAAGGCTAAGAGCGTCCATTGCTGGCATCATATTAACATATTTCTTAATAAACTCCCTGTCTGTATTCCCATTAACTGCCATAATCTGTAGAAGCAAGCTGTTTGTTACAAGTTTGTTGAACTTGGAATCATTAACTTCCTTCAACTTCTTTGACCATTCTCCCATGATGGAAATGGCGTTTCTCATAACCTTCTTATCAGATTCTTTTAACAACTTATCAGTAGATATTGATGCTGCTAGGATTTCCCTTTCAGTATCAAGCATATATGCCCTAGTTCCATTACTTTCGATTTCATTAATCTTTTGTAACTGCTTCTCTTGCTTTCTAGTAAGATATCTGAATTTCAGCTTATCTTTTTTAACTGGTGTTTCGAACTCAAACCACCCATTCTCATCACCAATCAGAGTAAATTCTTTTGGCTTTAATGTTGTTAAGTCAACAACACTCTCAATTTGTTCGCCAGTATCTGGGTCTGCAACAATTATTGGAAATTCAGCACCATAGCTAGTAGCCCTCAAGAACAAAGTAATGGCATCTACATCACCACCAATAAGGTCATCTGGGTTAATTTCTTTGTTTACAATCTTATTCTTTAACAAGAAATCAATAACAAGCCCATCTTTGTAAAGGTTTGGTGAAGTAATGATGTTCTCGTCATATGCTGTAAGATATGCAACTGGAATTCTATCCATCTTGTTCTTATAACACTGTCCATTACTTGGAAGTTGAATTACATCATATTGAACAGATGGGTCAATGTCATTGAACATTGTCTCTTCTGCTATTACAGTCTCAGTGTTTACTAAAGAAGGTGTTTCAACTGTAGTATCAGCAACACTTGGTCCTGACAAATCCTCTTCCTCTGTTTTATAAACACTAGGGCTACTTGGCTCTTCACCAAGCATATCGAAAATAGACATGTCAGTGTCTCCAAACAATGACATGCTACTCTGTTTCTTTTTCTCTTTCTTTGCCCTCTCAAGAGCTGTAGGGTCAATAGAATTAATGTGGTCGATAACTTCTTGCTGAGCACGTTCAATCTGGTCTGTCTTCTTTCCTCTTTCCTTAACCTCTCTCTTCGTCTTCTCAAGCATTTCATTATTAGCAAGCAGAGTCTTAATCTGATTCTGCTGCTCCTCAGTCAGTTCTTTCTTATTTGCCATAACTTATATCTTATCGATTATCTTTATTTTATTTACATACAATATCCAGTTGTCACGCTCTGAATTATCCATTATCTTGCAATCCTCCAATAATGCATAAGTATCTTCTCCAGCACTATTTTTAAAAAGCATTTTCATATTTCTCTTAGGTTCTTTTGACGCAACCCACACTTCTCCAGCTTTATTTATATAACTGTTTATCTTGGTGTGCTCTTTGCTCCACATGTTCATTTCAGTCTCGAATTCCTCCTCGACTGTGTCAAGATTGAATTCCACCATTTCTATAAACGATTCCTGCCTTGCAAATGATGTTATAAGTCCATCAACAGTTTCATCGTCACCATCTTCATTATAAAGTGTGGCTTTACAGCTTGAATAAGACACTTTATCGTCGCTCTGAGACATTTTCTGACCAAATTTGTATATCTGTCCATCCTGACCAGAGAAAAGTCCTGTACGCCCGTTTTTTATGTCAATACCATACTGCTCTACAATATCCTTGTTTTTGTAATATTCATCAGATACAGCACTAGCATACTCACCCTCACCGTAGTAGTTGTCACTTGCGGTAAAAGCATCGTCATTATAGTCATAGTATGGTAAATATAACGTAACTTCCATTGTATTATTAAATATCGGTAATTTTATTTTATCTTGTTTATATGCCTTTTATTCTTTTTCTCCGTGAGAATTGCCTTTTTATCCTGTATATAAAGTCGTGCCTTTAGTTCTTTTAACACTTCACTAGGCTTCTCGTTTATATCCTTTTCCCATATTCTGAGGATTGGTATCCCATGAGCAAGCGCCCACCTGTTTTTATATTCATCAACTCTTATGTTCTTTTTATGCATTGGTTTTAACTTATCTTCTGACACAACCCTTGGGTCTGCATGATAATAAGAGCCATCAACCTCAATTATTATGTTGTGCTCTGGAAGATAAAAATCAAACCAACGACCAATGTCCTTTGCTTCAAATTGATAAATATACTTAACACCAAGTTTTTCCAAAAACTCAGTGGCAAATTTTTCCTCAAGTTTTGAAGTTCCAGGAAGGTGATGCTTTGTTGGTACTACCTTCCTGGTCTGGCGTGGTTTCCTAACCACTTTATTTTTAACTGCCTGAGTATTTCCTCTTTTTTTAACGACCTGCTTCATAGGAAACTCCGTCATATAATATTCTAAGCGTTATAACAGTAGGCTCACTTTCATCATATCTCAATGCTGTTGTATATATTTCATCAGTATCCAGCCTGCACCCATTAAACTTCTCCTTGTACATAATTTTTCCTGAAGCGTCAAGGTGTTTGATTTCAAGCGTAAACTTCCTGTTTTCGCTTGTCATTGAAAGATTCTGCATTACAGGAACACCACCGTCTGTAACAAAATCATAAATGTCAACGTAAAGGCATCTATCACAATTCACTCTTTCATTTAGTACCTTTTTAACCATTGTTTCAGGAATACCAATTACACTCATGTCAAGAAGAAATCTGTTACAAAAAACAATATTGTCAACATTCAAACTATTTCCAAGGTCATACATAGTTCCAGAATTTTTCTTTTCCTCAACATCCTTATCTTTCTTTCTTATATCCTCAAAAAAAGAATGGTCTGGGCATATTCCACCATTACCAAAATATCTTTCTGGCTTCTTATATTCCTGTTTCTTTTTAATGTTATCAAAAATATTTATCCCACTATTACGAAGTATTTCATTCTTCTTTTCATCGTTATAGATATTAATTGTTGGAGCATAATCACCTTCTATTTCTTTCCTTATTGCTTCAATTTCATTAATTGTAGAATCAATCATTGATTTCAGATTCTCTATTGACCTACTGGAACTGTTTTCCCTGTTAAAAAGGTCGTGCAAACTGTTTATAAGCATCTTATGCTCATTTATCTTCATTTTCAAACGTCTCTCAGCATCGCTCAAATTACTGGTTCTCTGTTTTCTTTCCATATTAAACTAATTTCATTATTTTGTGTTTATTTTCTTCCTTTAATATTTAAATGATAAAAAAATAAGTACGAAAACAAATAGTTTCCGCACTTATTATAATTTTTTTTGCCGCTACAGATTAGTACGCCAATATCGCATAGTCAAAACGGAGCGTAATCTGTATTGTTGCAAGCTCGTCTGAGCTGTAATCAAGTTCACCAAAGTCTGCTGCTGTACACATGGTATTCTTAAGAATCCACTTTGACACAACAACACCTGTTGGGTCAAGCATTTCAAGCTCTACATCACGCTTATAACCTGCTGCGTAACCCTGTCTACCAGATACAGACTCAGAATGAAGACGAACCCACTCCATAACTGCCTGTGAAGCTGAAGGACCGATTGGGTCACGAAGTGTAACCTGCATTTCATCCCATGTATAACGACCAACAACATACGTCTCAGTGTTAAGGAACTGGATTGGCTTACCCTCCTGCTTTATAGCTGGACGATGCGCTGTCTGACACCACCACTCCTGGATTCCCAAGTCTGCTGGGAATCTGAGCAACCATCTATTTTTTCTCAGTGGCTCATAATTAAGCGGCATTTTCAAAAGTAAATCACTCATTTTTCAAATATTTTTTAATCTAGATTATTTTAATATAAATACACACTTTTTTAATTTTTAACATAAAAAACTTGTTTTTCTAGAAAAAAATACATATATTTGCGCAATGATAGAAATATTTTTACTTATGATACTTGCACACGTGGTGGATGACTTCGTGTTGCAACCAGTCTGTCTCTCAAAGCTGAAGCAGAAATCATGGTGGGAAACGCAGGATGGCTATAAGCCACTCTATAATAATGACTATAAGATGGCACTACTTATGCATTCAATGTCATGGTCAATTATGATATTACTCCCAGTAATCATCACAAACAACATACCTGGAATAGTGTTGTTTAGCACTTTCATTGTCAACACACTAATACACTATTGTATGGATGACATGAAAGCGAATAAAGGTAAAATAAACCTTATGGTTGACCAATTTGTACACATAATGCAAATAATAACCACATGGATTGCAATATGCCAATGGATATAATAAAAATGGAGATAGAGCCGAATCTATCTCCATTATTTATTAGCCCCTCTGTAAGGCATCCAAAACATCTGGATTAACGTCACCAGGATAATGTACGTCCTCATCACCTGGAGGAATATCACTAGGGCGACTTTTTTCAACACTTAGCCTTGGATAATCATATCTAATTATTTTTTACCTCCAGTATCAGTTAATACCTTATCTGACTCCAAGAACACCTTCTTGAAGAACTCATACAATGAGCTTGTTGGGTGGTCTGAATATTTCTTCAACCCCTCAATAGCCGTTTCTCTAATCTTACCTATAATTGGCTCATGCTGGATAACCTCCTGAGCATGCATTGCAATTTCTTCCTCAGAATCTCCCTGCCCCATCATAGCCTGCGGATTCTGCTGAACAAGTGCTGGGTCTGGCTGTTCCTCGTGCATGCCACCAGTGATAGGGTTTCCCTGTGGCTGCTGCATCATTCCTTGGTTACCCATTGGACCCATTTCAAATATAAATTTCTCTGAGAGTTGATTCTTGAGCTGGTTCAACTCTTCTATCAATTTCTTTGTCTTATTATCCATAATAAACGTTTATTTTCTATATAAATATTAAATAAGGTTAAAAAATAGACATAAACCTTGGTAGTTTCGCTGATTTTGTCTATATTTGCACCAGAATTTTAAAGGTAAAATGATGAAACATAAAGAACTTCTAACAGTTAAGGGAAAGGAACTTGCATTCCTGCTACGCCATGACAAGGAAAGCTATGAGAAAGGACTCATAGACGGCAACGGATGGCGAAACGTATCAGAACTCATTGAGAAGTACGGATATTCCTCTGAACTCCTTGAGGAAATTGTTGAAACAAACAACAAGAAACGATACGAGTTCAACGAAGACCACACGAAGATACGTGCGAGACAGGGTCACTCTATTAACGTCGATGTTGGTCTCTCTGAGGCTGAACCCCCAGCAATTCTCTATCACGGCACTTCGAGTGATGTAATTGAAGCTATATTAAAGGAAGGCATAAAGAAGGGCAGCAGACTCTACGTACACCTATCCAAGGACACTGAGACCGCAACAAACGTTGGGTCAAGACACGGTACGCCATGTCTCCTCAGCATTGATACCAAGAAGATGTATGATGACGGTGTGAAGTTCTACCTGTCGAACAACGGTGTATGGCTGACTGAATTCGTAGACCCTAAGTACATAAAAAAAGAGGAAGACTAGCAATCTTCCTCTTCTTTTTTATAGAGTTATTTAAATATCGTCGAATGAAACCCCCTCTGGTGTCAGTATGAAGTCGATTACAATGTACTCAAGTGCGTTGTAAGGCTTGAAGTAAATCTTCACTGGAAGTTCTCTTCTCTCACGTGACTCGATTGTATCGTTAATCTCAATTCTGTAGTCTGAGATACCTCTGTTAGACCTTATACTGTCCATGATTGGAGTTACAGTTGATAAGAATGACTGTTTCGTTGTTGGGTCATTAGGCTCAAAGATAAGTCCGATGCAAGAGATTGCAACAAGCTTTCTCATTCTAAGAAGCAATCTACGCACTGCGATTCTATTGAGCTGAGACTCATTAATCTGAAGGTTCTTCTGACCCCAAATCTTAGGTCCGTCCTGAGCAAATGTCTTGATTGGGTTGATTCTACCGTCATAAAGAACGTCCTCGTCTCCAATCTTGGTGATGAAGTGTGCTCTTACACAGTCAACATTACCTCTCTCGATACCAGCAGGTGCGAACCAAGGATATGCTGTATTGTCAGTCTGTGCGAAGTTACGAACTGCATCCTTCGTAGCTGGCAAATAGATATACTGGTTATTGTCCTGGTCAAGGTACTTAACCCAAGGATAGTAAGTACATGTGTAGTTAGAGTCAATCTCTGTATCCTCAAGATTAGCCACAGCTTCATCTGGAGTATACATTTCATCAACATAGTCACCAGCACCACTTGGTTTGTCAGGAGTTGTTACAACGTAGATAGAATCGGCTCTCTCTTCCTCAATCATCTCAATTGCCTCCTCAACAAGAAGCTTCTGATTTACATAGTCAATACCTGGAGTTGCAAACACGTTAATGTCTGATGCCTCTGGATTAGCAAACTGACGAATAGCACTTAAGTAAGCATACCAGTCAGATGTGATACCATTCTGATTCAACTGAAGCAAGTCTGGGTTTTTAATCTTATTGAATGAGTAACCCTCACCGCTACCCTGATTGATGTATCCTCTGTACTGAGACATCTTATACTCGTCTGTGTTGGTTCTTTCGTCTCTGTAGTCATCCCATCCATCAAATCCACCGTAGAAGTAAACAGTGAACTTACGAAGGTTAACATACTCGTAAATTGAACCATACATTTCTTCCTCAGTACCAATTATAGGTGGTTCTGTCAATACGCTTGTCCTAGAGTTTGTTGAAACTGCGTCAAACTCGTATCCATATTCGCCATCAACTGTATATCCTGAAAGATATGAACCAGCAGTAGAAGCGTCAAGCCTTGAATCAAGGTGGAAACCCTTAGACAAGAAGCTAGGACTATCAACATATGCCTTATTTCCCTTGAATGTGAAGTTATCGATATCAACACCAATCCAAGAAGAAAGACCGAAGTACTGCTTTCTATTCTTGATGTCAGCATCATAATATCTATTGTACTTCAATATTGGGAATTCAACTTGATGTTTTTCTCCAGTTATTGGCTCTCCATTATACTTAGGCTGTGGATAGCCAAGGAAACCTGCTGGAACAGACATTCTAGCTGCTGTAGAGTCATTAACTTCAACTGTTATGTACTTAGACTTAGACTCATATACTCCGTCAAATGAACCAATCTTGAATGCAATATAACTGCTATCACCAGGTCTCATTGAACAGCCACCAAATCTTTCAAGCACAACTGGGCTTTCATCTGAATCGAATACGTTACGTACAACTACATCAAATGTGCCAGCATCAGGTCTGATATTTTCAATTGATATCTTAACCTCGTAGTTAGCATTGCTACCATCTGAAATAGTGTGGAATCTGAACAACTTATTGATTTCAACATGCTTAAAGTCACCCTTCAAGTTAGATACAATCCAAGGAGTTGAAGCATATCTGTAAGCTGACTTGTAGTCATTCATATCAAGTTGTACATAAACAACGTCATCCTTTGTAGTATTATACTTGTAGTAAAGCCCATCAGAGGCATTAAGAACAAGTGTTGCTTCTTTTCCAGTATTATTCCCAGTACCACCACTAGTAAGGTTTCCGTATATATTGGTCATATCAATGCCACTTGCAGTAGCAGCACTAAATCCATCGTAATAGAATGCATAGTGATAATTTCTCTTTCCACTTACTTCAGTGTACTGCTTAACTGTATAAATTTGTCCAGCCTGAGCATCTACTTCAGCAAGAGTGTTTGCTGACCAAGCCTCTTTCTGTTCTTCAGTACCACTCTGAATTGATTCTGGCATTACATTTCTTACCTCTAATCCAGCAGGTGCTGAATCTACAGTGTATGGCTTGCCAGTCTCGTAATTGTAAGGAACAACTTTAAGACCAAGTCCATCAGGATTTGACTCGCTGCTTGGAGTTGAAATCTTATCAGCAAGAACTCTCAAACCGATATGCTTTCTTCTAAGTGAAGTTTCTGACCTTCTCATAAGCTCAGAAACAGGCTCGTGATGGCAGTAATCTGCTGTATAATAAGCCTGGTAGAACTTAAGACCTCCAGTGGTTGCGCTATCAACAGTATCTCCACTATCAATCTTTGTAACCTCTCCGTCTATAATAGCCTGGTCAAGTGCTACGTCATAAAGAGACTCAACGAAAATAGGAGCGTCACCATCATATGGTTTAGTTCCAAGAACGTTAAGGATGTATTCCTTATCACTTGGATTAAGTGAAACTGGATATTCGAAATAGCCATCTTCAAAGGCTTTTTCTCTATCTGTCTTATTGTCACTCATACCCTTTTCTATAATGCCATTAATATCACTAGCTTTGTGATATCCCTTCACGCCAACAAGCTTAAATCTACCATGATTAAACTGTGAAACGTCGAAGCTTCCTACACCACCTGACATTTGGTATCCGTCACACTCATTACCACTGCTGTTCATTGGGATGTACTCCTTGATTTGAAGAGCGTCTTTGTTGTAGTCAAGCTTTTCACATTTGTCTTTATCAGTATTTATTGGTTCTCCAACATAATACTTCAATGTGTCATACTTACTGGTTTCACAAGTGCAACCACTTGTATTACCAGTTGCATATGGATTATAAGTACCTCTTGAACGGATTACAGCAACTGCTATTGGTTTTCCACCGTCCTTAGATGCTGTAATAATCCAAGCAGGACCTGCATTAAAACCACTTAAACCAAGCACACGAACAACCTTAAGCTGCTCTGACTCGCTCAAGTAAGACTTAGCGATATAAGGCAACTCGTATTTAGGGTACTGGCTTCCCTTGTATTTCTCCGTACTTGTTCCACCGAATATATCCTGGAACTCACGCCAATTGGCGATATCCATTACCTGGAAAGCAGGACCTTTCTGGGTCTCACCAACAAGACCAAGTGTTGTAATACCAAGGCTACGAACTGCGTAGTTAAGGTCTATTTCCCTTGAATAGATACCAGGTGAAACATGTATTCCTCTTGCATTATCTGCCATAATTCTTAAAATATTTAATTTTTATTAGTTATTTTCGTTATATATAAATATTTAATGGTTTCCAAAGATTACTTCCAAAACTTAATTTCTGATACAATATTTACAAATTCTTCGTCCCCATGTATCATATAAACATAGTCTATAAACTTTTCAATATCAGTACAGTCAAATTCAATTTCATTTTTCATTATTTCATTATGATACTCCTTAAGTTTCTCTATATCACCATATTTCTTATGAAATTCATCCTGTAACAGGAACGCATATGAAGTAATCCTTCCAACCTCTTTTAGGTAATTATAAAGCTTCAGAGCATTTCCAAAATCAAGTTTAAATTTAAATCTAACATCTATTTCAAGAAGTATTCTCTCAAGCGTCATTAAATCTTTAAGTTTAATCATAACAATTCATTTATTATTCTTTTTCTATATCAAAATTTTCTTTAGTATTGTCAGTAAGTTTAAATGAATATTTACCAGCAGCTTCATCAGAAGCCTCAATTACACGCTTCTTTACCCATTCCTTTTTCTTTTCTTCAACCCAAGCTTCAGTAAAATCTATTGTTTTAGGTGTCGCTCCTTCGCATTGCACTGATGTTGCTACTCCTTTAAACATAAAAAGTGGTATATTAAGGCTATCTTTGTGCGTATTCAGCCATTCATAAGACTTAAAATAATATGTATTCATTATTTGGTTCTCTAACTCTTCAACACATAAATCGTAAAAATATTGCCCCAAATCAACAGAAACATCACCATCCTTCATGTGCTTTGTTTTTTCAAACCACCCTTCTCTGTTCTTGGAAAATGTGTCACCATCTTTTATTAATGAATCTAGGTAATATTTAACAACTGTTTCGTCTCCACTACCCCACATTACACGAAAATATGGATTATAGTCAGTCCCACTAATGATACAAGGGTCTTCATCCTTAGTTGTACCTTTACAAATCTCATAAACGACACCGTCTTTGACTTTGTAATATCCATAAACTTCATAAGTCTTTAACTGTTTCATATGCATATATTTTTGTCATTATTAAATATAAATATCGCCAAATTTTTGAAAAGGTATAAAAAAGAGCAACCACTACAGTTGCTCCTCATCTTCATTAGGGTTAATCAATATATGTTCTTCATCTATTGGTTCATCAAGTGATGATTCTGGTATATTTTCATTATCTATTACTGTTTCTGGGTCATATCCAACAAGTACGACACTAGACTCTTTATAGTGGTCAATTCTAGTCATTTTTACTGTAATTTCATCATCTTTAATGAACCTTATGTCATTATCAAAACTCATTACCTCACCATTAACTAACAAAGTAAAATCATTTACATTTTCAGTTTCTATTGAATCAAGAACCATATCTTTATCAATTACAAACGAAATATCAAATGTACAATCATCGAACCTCATGATTATTTTCATCACCTTATGTCTGTACCTGTTTTCTGGTGGTTCACAACAATAGTCATTGGATTCCACTGGCTCTTCAATTTCTGGAGGTGGTGGAACTTTTTCACCAACGGTTGGCGTTTCACAGGAATCTGAATTGTTAATGAGTTGAACTTTTTCTTGATAAACTACGTCATCTGGTACTGTTATAAACTGAACTCTTTCGTCCTGTCTTCTATTCTTTCCTCTCCTATTTATTATACCAGTTGAATCAGAATCGTGAGAAGATATAATTAGCCTTGAAGGTATTCTCTCAACCTTGTAATCTTCTCTCCTTATTATATATCCCTTCAGCTTAATCTTAAATGTCTGAGAGTAATACTTACGGTCATCAATGGTATATTCTGACTGGTCTGATATATCCTCAAGAGTCAATGGCATAGGATGGTCATTAGGAGAAACATACACATTAATTGCACTGAATTCATAGTGCATAAGTTCATTCATTTCATTAAGCAACTCCATCTTATTAGTGATAATAGACACAGAATACATGAAATTAACTGAGAATGGTTGTTTCATTGTGTACTTATCATATGCCTCTATTCCATTCTCTTGTAGTACAGGAACATAAAACATTGCAAAATCCTTATGACCTGGTATGTTGAAATAACTAGACTGGTTTTCTCCCTTCTGTGGATTATTCTCACGAGTAATGGTCTTGAAATTCATTATCATGTTACCATAATCATCAGTCTGACTCCAGGTTTGTGTATATTCGCTAAGTCTTTGCGTTGAATACAGCTTATATGTTGGAAGTCTAACACCGTCATACTCAAGATTGAATTTTTTGTCAACCCAATTGTACATTTCCTGGTCTATGTCAGAGTACTCAATGGGTTTTGGAAATGGTGTTCCATTCTCCAATATGAGCTTTGACATGTTCCTCCTTCTTTCAACACCGTATGCGTGGTGTCTTAGTCTGAGTTTATCCCTATATGGTTTTGGCTGTATTAACATATTTTATTATATTTTTTTATCTTCTATAAATATTTATATTATATAAAAATAGATATATTATGAGACAGATTATAAGACTTACAGAAAGTGACCTTCACAAGATTGTCAAGGAATCGGTAAACAAAATACTTAAAGAAGCAAATTGGTCAAATGCATACGACGATGATTTCATGGGTCCTAACGCAAGACTAGAAGATTTATATCCAGACGAATATCCAGAAGAGGATGAAGAAGACCCATTAACAATTGCGCATAACTGGAAAGAAGACCATCGTGGAGAAATATAAAAAGGACTCAGCGTGAATCCTTTTTTTTATGCATTTTCCTTTTTCAGTATTTTTATATCTTTAGCATTAAAAATAACGTAATTTTTAAATGTTTCCCCTGTATTAGTATTCTCACATTTAAGAAATAATCCAGTGTATCCTATTCTGTATAAAAACTCACTTGTGTCTTTTTCATTTCCCAAAAAAGACTTCAAAGTACCATACACGCAACCACCATCATAACAATCACCAATATATTTACACTCATATTCCCAGAAATCATTCTCGTGCCCTTTATATGCTTCTCTACCATACTCATTTTCTGTCATGTAGTACTTGAAAAACTTCTTTGCTATTGTCATTGCCTCGGATTTTCTAATTTTATCGTAGTTAAGGTATTTGCCGTCAGGAACTTCTACCGTATATATGTTTTTACCTTGACAATATGCTCTTGCTGTTTCAACACTTGTGGTAAGATAAACTCCATATCCATGACTTTGCTGACCAAATCCAGTTGATAAATAAGCCAAATCAAACTCATTGAAGTCATGTGGCGAACCATGAAATAGTTCAAGTTCATCAATTGCTTCACGTATAATTTTACTGAATTTACTTTCTGGAACATAAAACCTTGGATTCCTATCTGGTTCTATGAACTTATCTGCATTATAATCTGGGTTTGAAAGATAACATCTCTTAAACGTATCAGGGTCTTGTGCTATTGCCGTCTTAATGTTCTCAGCATATCCCCTTAATCCACCAGCACGTTTGAAACCGAATCCCTTAGCTTTAGCAAACCTATGTATTACAACAGGTGGAAGAGGTTTAGGTAAATTATATGCTTTTGCTATATCTCTTGCTATTGTCTTTGTGTCTAATATACTCTCTGTCAGCAATTTAACATCACTTTCATTTATATATATTTTTTTTGAGTTGTCATTGATATTCAAAATCATATTCACACATTATTTATCCATAAATATATTTTCTTTTGTTAAAATTTGGATTTTTGAATTATTTAACATATCTTTGCACTAAGAAGCGATGGCTGTCTCGGTACAGCCTACAACTTCAGCATTAACTTAACATTTTTTTTTTATGGGTAAAATCATTTCTACAGAGGTCGTTAATACTTTCCTGTCTGGACATGACCCTATGGAACACATTATTACTATAGAATGTGATTACCAGGAAGACCAGGTGAGTATTGTTTATGTTAACGACAAAGGACAAAAAAGGGTCAAATTAGACGATTTCAAGCCATTTATTTGGTGTAAGAACAGCGCAGCCATCAGACTGTACGACGGTGACAGGCA